CTGCAATGTCTGCATCTTGTCCTCTGGGGCTAGCCCGTCCTCAAACCTACGCATATGTAAGCCCGAGTTGATGCTAAAGATGCGCTTCATTATCTGGTTCACGCCCATTTCAAGATTAAAGAGAAGCACTCCGTGACCTTTTGTGCATACGTTCTTCAAGAAGTTCAGTGCATAGGCTGTCTTGCCGCACCCTGGCCGTGAAGCTAGAACACAAAGCTGACCTGACCCGTAGCCGTTTCTGTACAAGACATCGTCAATGGATTGAATGCCGGTCCGTAGGTATCGAGAGTAATCTACTTTACCTATGACATCTTTATATGTTTGATCAACAATAGTTTGCAGATTCTCTTTGTTCGGGGTCAAAGACGATATGGCATCGCACTGACCCTGTATAGAAGTAAGGATCTCCTCGGAATCCTTACCCTCTTGTAGGCCGTCCTTGATTATCAGCGAGAGGCGGTGAAGGTTTCGTGATTTATAAGACTCCACCATGTCATCTATAAGTCCCTTGTATTGTAACTCGCTGAGTCCTGCGTCATGCGTGGACCAGACTAAGCTGGCATCGAGTCCCTTTTGACCCTTGGACATATCCGTGAACAGGGACATCGTGCCAAGGATAACTCCCTTGGAGTCCAACTTGCACATGGTCTCCCACATTGTTCGGGTGTCGTGAGCCGTAAAGAAGTCAGCATTAATGCCGGACTCCTTTGCTTCGTTTAGTAGCGCATTGCAGCCATCGTTTATCTCAGCCTTCAGGATTGTCCCCAGAAGGCTCTGCTCTAATTCTTTCATGATTTTAATATGAGGAAGCAGGGTGTCCTGTCACCCACCCATGCTCCTATTTGGTTGTACTCAAAAAATTCTACGGCCTCCTCTTCGGTCATCCCATCGGCGATCATCTGGTCAATGACCTTCGCCTTGTCGTAGCACACAATAGGCTCCTGACCAAATCGTTCTACGACCCCTGCAATGCAGTCATCAAAGCCGTCCATCTTAAAAAGCGGTTCTCCCGCGTCAATGTATCCTTGTAATAATTCGTTCATAGTTGTTGGTTCATGTTAAAAAAAAATAAAAAGGGGAGAGGTGTTACCCCCTCCCCTTGACAACCAATCAACCTTAAAAGGGATCGTCCGCAATGGCTGCCGCCGCGGGTTGGTTCGGAATACCGCTTCTGCGGTATTGTTCAGGCTGTTTGTCCTCATCGAGACGAGTCAAACGGATGTTCATAACAGGGCCAGCTTTGCTCTGGTTTTTCCAAGCCGCCGCACGGTATTTGCCCGGTGCGGTGACTTCTATTGTTCCTGTGGCGTGAGGCGATGAATCGGACTCACGGTTACTTTCGGGGAATAGAACCCCAGTGTTTTCGTTGTTATACTTTGGCATTGTATTATTGGTTAGAACTCAAAGTCCACGTCAGCGTTGGCTGGTTGGCTTATCTTCTTGGTTTGTGTTGTTGGCTTCTTGCCGTGATCATTAGTAGCATCAGCGTCCTTTGTATCGTCGATAGCAAAGAGTCCGTTGAGTGCGTATTTACGAGCGTAGGAACTAGCTGACCCAGTAATCTGTGAGTCATCCATGCCCTTGCGAGTCTCTGATTCTCTAGCGAATCCATTTGCTTGGATGGTGTATTCACCGCCTTCGGTACAGGCTAGCACAGCCATGGCCTTGACATATATGCGTCCACCTACTTCGACTACATCGTCAGTAATAACAAGCGTACAATTCCACTCAGCGAGCAGAGGTTTGACAGCTGTTAGTATATCTTCAGCAGAACGGTAAGCGTAGCCGCCGAACTTATTAGTCTGCCCCTTCGGAGCTTTGAGGGATGACTGAATCCCTTTGAGTTTTGAATGAATATTTAATTTATCCATGTTTATGTTTAGTTAGTTCACGGAATAGTTTGGTTCGTTCCGAGGCGTTAGAACATTCCATGAGTTGTTTTCGTTTTGCCCCTAGATCAACTAAAATGCCTTTCTGTTTTTCGGATGTCAAGGCTTTAAATTTTTTTGTAAGTTGAGTCAAGCCCACGGGATGCAATACATCCAGTTGCTCCTGCTCCAGGTAGTCTGCTATGCCGCGTAGCACGTCGGGTAAATGACCCTGGCTGATCTGGCATCTGCGGTAAGCGAAGTTCTCGATCTTACCGAGCAAGGCGTTACCTACCCTTGATACCACACCTCGGACCATTCCGGACTGATGGCAGTGATCTACTACCCAGTCAGATGTCTTTCGCAGTATCAGTGGACAAGTTTTGGGCTGATGTTTGGCCCTCCAGTCCTTGAGTTTATTTTGTGGAAGATACATCTAGCTCCGTGAGTAAATCCTTCAGGGCCTTCTTCTCTTGCGTTAGGTTCTTACGCTGCTCCATCATTCTTTCGATTCTGAAGGACAGAGTCCGTGACTCCTGTCGGATCATATCGATCCTAGTCTGTATTCTTTCGACGTTACTTTCTACTTGTGACATACTCATATTATTTTTTGAAGGGACGGAGTTGGTTCTGCTCAAGTGCATAACCTTTTCCGTAACCCAGATCCTTTATGTTTTTCTTATTTATTAGTTCCTTCTTCCAGCACCAGCCAACCATCTTTACAGTCCAACGATCCGGCGTGATGCACATGATATACATATCTACATCGGGGTTGTCCTTGAGGGTTGCCAGTAGCTTTCCGAGGGCGTGGTGAGTGCTTTTGACATCGTAGGAGTAACCGTTCATTACCCCATCGGCTGACCCAGCGCGAGGGCTGAGGCCAAGATCAAAAAATACATTGAAATGTTTGGCTACCGCATACTCAGCGGTAACGCCTTGGGCATCTATATCTAGGCCAGCCATGTCGGTTCGCTTCATGTCCTTGACCTTGTTGCCTCTGGACAGCACGGACCGCAGGTGTCCTACGTGCTGGCACATCATGACTTCGTCGTCAGTTAAATTAATCTCTATCATTCCGTGATTCCATTTTTGTATAAACATCTATTATTTTTAATGCCTTTTCATTATATTCTTTAATGATGTTTGGTGTTGGCTCTGGTCTGTCGTCCGTCCAGTTGCCCCTCATGATTGAGTCCCTAAGAACTATGAGTCCAGTAATGGCGTGAGATATATGATGCAACCCTGAGTCAGGATCGTTGTCCTCCCCCTCATACCATGCGGCTAGATGTCGAAATGCGGCATCGTAATACACGGAGCCGCGAACCCCTACATCCCTCCAGTTAAACCTGCCGTATTTTAAGTCACCGTGAAGTTTAACTAGGCCAGCCTCAAGTAGCACGTTCACCGGCATACCTGAGATTGGAACCTTTTTAATTCCACACGCATCTTTTGGATTAGTTTCTTTGCTCATAGTTATTGTTTTACTTCGGGTTCCATTCGTAGCATCCAGTAAAGGTTGGCCGCGGCTTTGGCTACACGGATACCCCACTGGCTTTCTTCGTCCGTCCACTCGTAGTGCATATGCTCTGCTGTATCGCAGTCCACTATGACGGATCTTATCTTGGGCAGGTAAGGTAATCTCTGTAGGTGCATCAGCATATACGCCTCAATAGCTAGCTGACAGCAATCCTTCTGGTATCGTTTAGCCTTACCCTTAGTATTTACACGGCACTTGTAGTCCGCGAGAAAAATTCTGGAGTCCTTGATACCTACGAAGTCAATGGAGCCGGCAATCTTAATGCCCCCGTGACTGACTACTTTTTCGCAGCCCAAGGCTTGGACATTGTTGTCATCAATCCAGTCCAGAAATGGCATAGCCCACTTATCCCAGCACGATTTACCTGGGTGTTCGTCGATGCCCAGAACGTGGTGATTTATCATACGCTCGATAGTTCCGTGAACCGATGTGCCGAACTCATGCGATGGTATCAACTCACCATCCTTTGGGTGCGGTCTAGTTCCGTAGACCATCTCTGCAAGATTTGCCCAAGGCAAGTCAGGATGCTCTCTGGCTAAGTCCGTCATCATCTTTGGCCTGTAGACTTCATCAAGGAACGAGTCCTTGACTATGCCCAGCACTGTCGTAACTGACGGATAAATATCTGCGCCAGCTTTACGAGCTTGTGCAGGAGTCCCCACCTTCGCCTCAAACTGAGGCTCCGATGGGTTCTTGCAGTTGTAGAAGTGACTCATATTTCCTCTTGATCGAGGATGAAGTTAAGTGCGTCACGAAGAGCATCGAGGTCTGAGCATTCATCCTTGACATAATCAATTTTGCATAGTTCTTGATCGCCCTCAGGGTTCACAATCACTATAGTCTTAGTCTTTGGATCTATTATATTGTTTACATACAAAGCCCGTAGATGTTTTTGTGCCATCAGCGCAAGTAATTGCGTGTCGTTGCGAGGCTCTAGCTCGGTCTGGATTGGCATGATATACCGATCCCCAGCTTCAAGTTGTCCGATGCGAGCATCAGAGAATCTGCCACGGAGTCCCATGGCTGATACGATTTCATCATGAGGCAAGCCTATGGCTGGCCCGTCTGGATACGTGTGTATTTTTACTTTCATATGTTTAGTTGGTTGGTTTTATGTAGGCACAGCTTCACTTAAAAACTGTGCAGGAAAATTCTAGTAACAAGGTGGAGTATACGATTAACATAACTTACACCTAATTCCATATAAGGATACCCTAGCTTTTATGTCAAGTGAAAGTTTGGTAAGTGATTCAAGTTCAAAGATATTTAATTATCTTACACGCTTGTCAGTATGCGGTAAATTCAACCTTCCCTTAGCCGCGTAGTATTGATTCAGGGTTATGGTGCTGTCCTTTACAACGTCCTTTAGTTTTCCGTGACCGGTAGCTACTAGCTTGTTTATCCTCCTGGCTTCATCGTTTATTCTTTTGGTATCTTTAGCCCTCTTTGCCCTCAACATTTTCGTGCTGTAAACGCCGCGACGAATTGCCAGGTGACGCATTGCCTCTGGCCTACCCTCCCACGGAGTTCCCTTAACAGCTTGGGGCCAACTCATTTTTTGTTCCTCGACTCGCATAATGACCAGTGACAGCCAGTTAGCCTCGGCCTCTGGATCAACGCAGATTTTCTGCCTGTTCGGTCTACGTTCTACGCCATCGGTAATGTCCGCAGTCTTGAGGAGTTCGTGATATTTTTCTGTCATGGACTGGCAAAAAGCCAGTGCAGATCGTGCTGATTCTGAATACATATTGATTTGTGGTTAGTGATTAAGTGGTGGAGGTGGGAGGATTTGAACCCCCGTCCCCAGTGCTTGACCGGGTCGATAGCCTTACACCCCCTGTTAGTTGTTTTTTGCGCAGTCTCGTTTGAAGCGCAATCTCGTTTGGATGCTACAGAAAAAACGTAGCCTTGTCTACCAAAAAAGCCCCACCCTTGTGAGGTGGAGCTATTGTGCTTTTGGGCAAAGATTGCGGCTATTATTAAATTAGATTTCTTTTAATAAATTCAACGCTTGGAACTTTATAAAGTAACTCTCCTTCGTTCAAGCAGTTGCCTTGATTATCGTAAATTTCATAATATTCATTATCAATGTGATAAACGCTGAAAGTTTCTCCATTGACTGAAACATCTTTCAAATGTTTGATTTTTTCATTCATGTTTTTATTAGTTGTTGTTCTTGTTTTTAGTTCTTGGTTTATGATTTGTTTGTGTAGAATTGAACCATGCTCTGGATGCTGTCTGACAGCTTGTCGAGTATGGCCTGTGGGTTAACGCCCTCGGCGATCTTGAGATTGTCGAGGATCTTAGAGTCCGAGGCACGCCTGCCGAGCGTACGGCCAAAGCCGTAACGCCCGTCAGTGAAGCGAAAGTAAGGGACTTCACCGTCCCTTTTTCCACGGTAGTTTATTTCAGTCAGCACCATAGGCTTGTTGTCTACGATGTATGCCTGTCCGATTTGTAGGTTTGATTTAGTTGTCATAGATATTCAGCGATGATTGTGACCGCTAGCAGTATGCCGCCAACGATGATGCTCCAGAATACGATGTACGCACTCTCTTCTTGCCGGTCTGTCTTGACTAGCTTGTTTGGTTTTTTGATTTTCATGATTAGTTTATGTTTGTTATTATTGTTTCGACTGTTTCGGCGTGTGTGACATTTTCGGTGTAGTTGGTTTCTAACAACTTATCCATAGCATCCTGCTCGTCATTACCTTCGACATAATTTACATAAGTAATTTGTTCGGTGATTTCTATTTTGTATTTCATATTTGTATTGGTTTATGTTAGTGTCCGCCCAAGTGTTCATCGGGAGGCGTGTCTTCTGTGTTATCGTAAGTGTCCCACCTGTTTGCTATTACAGGAAGGTCACCCCATTGCGTGCGATACAGACCGCCAACCGACTCCCATCCGTTAACGGTCATTGTTGAGCCATTAGGCATTTGGATATCAGATACTTGTATGTGATGTTTCATAGTTTGTATTAGTTCGCGCCTGCATTAAATGGCGCATGTATTGGTTAGTTAGTTAATTGCAACCCGAAGTAGGGTGGGTTACACCCAAAAAGCCCACGCCTTGTGAGCGTGAGCTTGTTTGGTTAGCATCTGTCATCGTCCCAGATAGAGACTATCTCTACCCATCCTTCAGCTACCTTTTCTGATAGCCACTTTATTTGTTGGTCGTAAGACATCGCCTCGACCTTGTTTCGGGTTTCTTCATCAATGCCGAAGCTACTGATGTCTACTGTGTATGATTTTGGATTACTCATAATTTTGATTGGTTTTATTCATAATATAACGGACTCGTTTCCTCGTAGTAAGTCTCGAAGTCATGCCGTTCTTGCGTAGCAATGTGTCCGATGTGGTTCACGTAGTGGTGAGGCGGCCCGTAGCTGAATGTATCTTCGCACTCAGTTATTGACCATATCTGATCGTCATCAAATCCTGCGTCTTTAGCCTCCTGCCATGAGGAGAAGTAGTCGCCTGATTCTCTGCCGATTTCTTCGTAGGGAAAGTCCCCTTGTATTGTTTTCATAGTATTGATTGGTTCTTGTGTTAGTCGTAAGCAACGTGCTTACACCCAAAAAGCCCGTAGCGGTTAGGCTACAGGCTGTTGGATTGCTACGCTTCAGTAGTTACGTTTGTAAGAGACTGTGACGAATCGGTCTCTTCAAGTGAGCCTTCTTCGACATCCCATTCAATGTCTCCGACATCTACTTGAGCCATAGCTTCGTAAGGTGCATCGAACTCATCGTCCGCTTCAACTGTTACTCGGATGGTTGCTGTGCATATGTATGTTTTACTCATGATATTTTTGATTGGTTGTTTATTAACTCTCGGTTTCTAGCACTGCTGATTCATCAGCATCGATCACGTAGCATACGTCGGATTCTAGTTCCTCAAACCACTGCGAGTCGTGTTCGGTTAGGTTGTTGTTTTTAACCTTATCGATAGCCTCTTGCTCATTCCGTGCGTATACGGTGTATCTTCTTACTCCAGACACAGGTTGATCTACATCAAAGGCTATTGGTGGGTTGTATTGTTTTTTGTATTGTCTCATGATATTTGATTGGTTGATTGTTAGTCGTAAGCGACCTGCTTACACCCAAAAAGCCTCACCCTTGTGAGGTGAGGCCGATGGTTTAAAAGTCCGACCAAGGAACGTCGTTTACTCCCTTTCCGTCTGAATTGAATAACGCCGCATATGCAACGCATGAGTCAAACTCTGCGCAATCATAAGCTTCAAAAGCTTTTGCTTTGTTTTCATATAACAACACGTCTTGCGTGTCGCTAGCGTAGTATTGAATGATTACTTTGTATTGTTTCGTTTTCATAGTATTGATTGGTTAGTGGTTAGACTGTTTCGGTCTTTAAAACGGTCTTAGCACGCTTTCCTTTAGGGCTAAGATAGAAGTTGTTAAGTGCCTTATCTTTGTTTTCTCCTTCGGAAGTCGCGGTAAGTGTTGGAGCGTTAGAGTTCCAAGGGAGGCTGTTTGTGTATGTGATTTTAATTTTCATTTTATATTTGATTGGTGATCTGTATATGCAGAGTGCATTTGCGGGCTGTCAACCGCCTCACAGAGTAGAGGCTACATTACCAATCTGTGTCCCACTTACTACGTCATCGAGGCCGCTTGGCGGCCACCTCTCCACTTCCAGAGAGGTCATCCGAGGTATCACCGTATCGAAGGTCGGTCTGTCGCATATATCCGCAAATCGGTCTTCGGGAGACCTTGTCTTCTGGGTGCCTTATGCACGAGCGGTAGAGATACGAGGTGCGACTTTCGAGGTCGGAGTCGGTAGCGTTTGGACTGTCAAAGAACGGGAACTGCGGCCACATACTAGCATACCCCAAAAACTTATACAAGCTTTTTTTTCCAGATAAATTAGGGATTGGTAGTAACTCGTTGACAATCAATGAAATTTAAATGTAATTATCTTCCGTGATACCATGAAATCATCTCCACCAAGCACCCGTAAACAGTCACCTCATAGCACCCCCGGATAGATGGATGAATGGCACTGAATACATCTCGTCCATGAAGAATAAATTGATGCTCCACGCGTGCTGAAGGTCTCCCGTCCGCGCGTGCGCGTGCGCGTGTGTGCGCGTGCGCGTGCTAGGGGGAGGAGGGGGTTGCCAACGCGTGCGCCGCTAGATACATGTATCATCAGACGCCCCTCTAAAAAATACAAGCTTCATGGGGCTTACTATCCGGATCGTCCCCCTGTACTACTCAGTAGGGTCACTGCTCTAATCATCCTTTGTTCTAGCGGAGAATCCGGATTCTATGTAGCCGAAAAATACGTGTCAAGCATAAAATCTTGACATTTATCTAAGTACTTCCTATCAAAAGAGATAATGAGTGCAATAAATCCTAGCCCTGAAGAGATGCGACTGGACCTAATGGCCAGCATATCTGAAAGTATTCAGGCGGTCAGCAAGGAGAAGGAGGCTATGAAGGTCAATAGCCTTAGCCGTGCTAACCCAGGGAAGGTGGCTGAGATACTTTATCACTACGCTATGGGCGAGACTCAGACCAAGATGGTTCGGAAGTATAAGTTCAATCGAGATACTGTGATCTCAGTGCTAACTGATTATGCGGATCACATAGGGAAGTTTCGAGAGGTAACTGGCCGACTAGCGGCCAGGAACTACTTGAACCTATCCTCATTGGAAGAGGACCTCATAGAGAAAGTCCGTGACCGGTTGGAGGGGGATCCGGACTTTGAAGTATCATTCCGTGACCTAAAGGAGCTATCCATAGCTAAGGCGAATGCAGGTAGGGAGGCTTTGACTGCTAGAGGTGAAGCTACACAGATCACGGAAGACAGGAAGGTCTTTACACAGGATGACTACGAGGCTACCATCAAGGCAGCGAGGGCCAGGATTCAGGAAGCTAAAACAATAGAGGCAGAGGTAAAAGATGCCTAAGTCAATCATGGATTCCAGCTATGACCCGATCTATGATCAGATTCGTGGTATCTTGGGAGAGCATTTTGAGAACTACTGCTTCATAGTAATGAACGAGCAGGGCGAATTATTCTACGACTACAACCACCTGCCAGCAGGAAGAATGCTTGTAAATGAAATGCAAAAGGAAATTACTAGCGGCGACATAAACTTTGAGTGGGAGTTTGAGAATGATCCAGAGGATTCAGAGGAAGAAGAATGACTATTGAGTTCACAAATCATCCGGTCCTAGAAGCCCCTACCGATGAAGAGATAGTTATTCTGGGTGAGGCGGATCCCAAGCTGTTGGTTGAACTGCACGAAGCCCATGAGGGTAGGATTCAGTCAGCACGAGAGGATCCACTGCGTTATGGATTTGAGCTGACAGGCTGGAGCCGGATGCGGAACGCCTTGAAAGACTACGACGAGGTCATTACCTTTGGCGGAAACCGAAGTGGCAAGACAACGGGATGCGCTAAGATGGTTATGGAAGCCGTGACCGAAAACATGGACGGACACGTTGTGTGCTTCAGCCAGAATGCGGACACATCTATTAAGGTCCAGCAAGCTGCAATCTGGGAGATGATGCCTAGGGAGTTTCGCAGAAAGACTAAGAGTATCGATGGTTACGTGAACTACAGTATGCAGAACGGATTTACGGGCAGTTCTTTTATCTTTCCGGACACCAGAACCAGGGTGGACTTTAAGACTTACACGCAGTTTAGTAATAACCAAACAATCCTAGAAGGTTTTGAGTTCGGGTTCCGTAACCCTACAGGAACAAATATAGGAGCGTGGCTGGACGAATACTTGGGGGACGCTGCGCTGGTCAACACCCTGCGCTTTCGTCTTGCGACCAGAGATAGTAAGATGCTGTTGGGATTTACGCCGATTGATGGGTACACGCCCTTCGTTGCGGAGTATCTCAAGGGAGCCGAGACGCTGGAAACTAAGTCCGCGTCCTTGCTGGATGGCGAACAGGTTCCAGTAATTCAATACAGCCCTGAACGAGATGCTGGTGTGGTTTACTTGCACTCCGACGAGAACCCCTTTGGCGGTTATGACCGGATTGCCAAGGACCTGAAGAACGCAAACCGTGATACCATCATGGTCCGTGCCTACGGATTGCCTACGAAGTCAATGACTTCACTACTGCCGAACTTCAGCCCAGAGGTCAATGTCCTTAGCGACAAGCCAAACAAATACGGTATGTCTTTTCCTGACAAGGACTTATTGACCTGGTATCATGTAGTTGACCCAGCATTCGCCAGGAACTACGTGGCAATATGGGCAGGAGTGTCAGAGGACGAAGAGATCTTTATACGCAGGGAGTGGCCAGACAGGGATACCTATGGCGAGTGGGCCTTATTCGGTGATCCCAAGTGGCGCAAGGGTCCAGCTGCGGACAAGATAGGCTACGATGTAGAGAGGTACTGCGAACTGTTTCAGGATATAGAAGAAGAACTAGGTATCGAGGTCACGGAACGCATAGGTGACTCCAGGTTCTTTGCTAAGGAGAACGAGAACAACGTAGATCTATTCACGGCCTTCTATGACTTCGGCATGAACTTTACGCCATCGGACGGACAGCAGGAGGGCATAGGTAACACTAGCCTAGACGATTGGTTCTTCTATAATCCGAACTACGACCTTGATCCTGCCAACAGACCGAGGTGCTACGTGCATGAGGACTGCGGGAATCTTATCGAGAGCATGATTAATTACAATGCAGCCGGCAAATCTGACGAGGCACTCAAAGACTTTTTTGACCTCATCCGTTATTTGCGAATGTCAAATGGCGGTATGGGTCCGGACTACTTTGCATCCTCCAACATGGGGATCACCAGAAAACAACAAGGAGGGTACTAATGAAAGTAAAACTAACTGAGTTCGCCGAGTATCACGATACTGACTTCGACGAAGCTCTAAAAATAGCTAAAGAAAAACTACCGCAGGAATACATAAGCGGCAAAGGCAAGAACACCTGGATCAGTCCAGAGGGACAAGACATCCTGTGCGATGGTCTGTTTATTAATGAAATAATCCCTAAGCACTTCAGAGGCAAGGTGTTATCAATTTGTCCGAATCCTAGATTTAACATGGTTCACTTTGTAGAGATAGGAAAAAAGGTTCCTGTTCTGATGCCTAACAGATTGAAGGATAGATTCTTAGGCAAGATGATCTGTTTTGAGGTAATTGAATCCGAGACAGGGGTCAGCTATCGTTATGTCAAAGGTTGATAGAACAAAGATATTTTATGATAGGAATCCTTTTACCGGACAAGTAGAGGACGAGAACCTGACTCTGGATTACAAATGGAACCAGCAGAACAGGGATCGTCTCATAATGTGGGAGACATTCAAGCGATACGTGAAGCATGAATCCAAAGTCCCCATGACAAACATAGAGTTATGTGATAAGATAGGCAGTTCTAGGACTCATCTTGCTAGCATGATTCAACTAATAAAAGATAGACTAAATGCAGAACAGTAATATTTCAAAGGCCCTCACCTATGTAGGCACTGAGCCGGACATCACAACTCTTCGATACGCTTACGAAGAAACAATAACGGAACTTGAATCCTATTTTGATTTATGTCGTACGAGCTACGACGACCGACGCAACTGGTGGCCGGGCAAGAGCCGCGATCATCGT